GTGCAAACCTCCCATAAGATTTGTCATAAGCACCACAGTGCCGTCTTTAGGCTGCTGTGTCCGTTTGCTGTTGGAGACCGTGTGTCTTGATGTCTGTACGCCAGCGCTTAGCGACCCAGTCATGCCTAAGAAGCAATGAGTAAAGTCGTAGTCAAAAAGATACTGACCAGCTTCGATGACAAGATGTACACAGTGGTAATGGTCCTCGTCATAGACTCGATTAAGCAGAGGATCGATGCTTTTCATTACAGGCCCTTAAGGTCTTGGTAGTCATTGGGGTTAAAGGTGCGCCCAGTAACTACAGCGTTCTTACTGCTCGTTCGAGCCTCAAAAGTGGTGGCTTGATGGTCGCGGCTCATAGTCTGAACCGGTAGGTTTTTAATCATATCGATAGGTGTTTCTTTGACGAGTGACATCGACGCAACATCGTAAGCGTAGGCGCGATAAGTCACCTTTGGCATCTCATCGCTTTCTACATCTCGAATTTGCTTAATCAGTGGCGACAAAACCTCGCCCAAGTCACCCAACGTGATATTCAGACTCTGATCGAGGTCGTCCGACACGCTTCCTTTGTTTACTAGCAAAGGTGCAAACTGATAGTGAGTGAATTGGCCCAGCTCATTACGAGCATAGAAACCGTCTGCGTGGTTAGTGACTATGCGTAGTGATTCTGGCCAAGCGCTATGTGTCGCCTCAATTGTTTCCAGCAAGGCGACACTGGGCGCACTGTCCAAGTGATAGTCTTTTATGTCATTGATGGTCGGCATTAGAGACTCACTCCCGTTTCCGGCAAGTCCTCATTGACTAATTTCTCAAGCAGATTGATATAGCGATATGGGTCACCGTCTTCCCAGGCGTCGATAATATCTTGGTCGAATGAGGTGTCTCTGGGATTTTGCTTGCATCGAACACTAAATGACACTGCATAAATCAAGCCGTTTTGCTCTTGTCTCTGCAGTGACCCCGCAACAAACTGACATTCATACGTCGTCATTTCGACATCGTTAACTTTTAGCCGCCATAGGAAAGGCTGAGGAAAGCGCTCTACGTGCTTACTCCAGAAAGTCCAAAAATACTCTTGCTTGAGCTTGGTATTAAGTAATACTGATGCTGTGACCATGTGCGCATTATTAACAAACTGTACGCGCTGACGTGCAAAGCCTCCAAGCAGGTCTTGTTCTAGCAGCCCGTTGCCAGGCTTGGCGTCGTACCCGCGCTGAAGTGGACATAATGCAAAGCTATCCATATCGTTTTGGCCTCGCAGTAGTGTGACGTTGGATTTGTTTAGAGGCATGTGAGTTCTTATCTGACAAGCTGCTAAACTTCTTGTTAATCATGCGGTCTACCATCTCAATAGTGACTTGCCCATCAGGACCACGTTCGGCTCGGACAATCGCGCTTGAGTTGTTGTTAATGGTAATGTCGCCGCTGGATCTGCGGCCCTGATTCTCACTAAGAAACTTAGTGAGCTCTTTGTTTTGTCTTGGTGACAACACAGCTTCGCCTTCATCCAGCAGGTAGGTTGCTTCTTTTGGCACATAGTCTAGGCCACCGTGAGCAATACCAGCTACGGTTGGGGCTGACATATTCTTGATTCTTGCAGCGCTAGCTATTTGCAAAGCCGATGCAGCAAAAGCCGCTGGGCCTGCTATATATGGCCCGACAATCGGAATTGCAGAGATGGCGTTGTAAGTATTCGAATAGGTCTCTTCAGCATTCATTGTTGCTTTATAAACTGCGTACGCTTGTTCCATTGCAAACGCTGCCCGATGCATTCTAGAGTTTTCACCAAAGAATGTTGCTGCAGCGCCGGTCATACTGCTAAACATGCCAGTGTAAATAGCGGTGCGTTGGTCCTGCATCTGCTGCTCTAAAGCTTTTGTCTTTAAGGCGTGGTCTTGCTCCATTGCCCATAAGTTATTGAGATGCTCAAGGCGCGCCTCCTCCAACAGCTCGTTACGCTGCAACTCATCAAACACAGGGTCACCGCGCTCGTCTACAGCGTTAATCTCTGCTTTGCGGTTCGAGTATTGATTATTAACAGAGTTAAAGGACTCGTTATAGTCTTGCGCAGACCGCCACTTAGCGTAGTCGTCAGGCTTCATCGATAGCTGAGCAGTTCTGTCCAGCGCGTCAGAGGCAGCTTGACTGATGTTGTCACGCATACTCTGAGCGATGCTTCGGTATGCCTTATCTTGCTCACGAGCTTTTTGTTCTTGCGCAAATTTAAAGTTCGCCAAGTCTTCTTGATATACAGCGTTCTGCAAATCAATATATTTTTGGCGAACTGTATCATCCTCGATGCCAGCTTCTGCAATCTCTTTTAGAGCTTGCTCATGTTCATACTTAAGCCGTTGCTCTTCGGTCATATACTTCATCATGATTGATTGAGCTTTAGCATTTTTGACTTCGAGGTATTTTTCTTCCTCTGCTGCCAGCATCATTTCGCGTTCTAGCGAGCCTTCAGCAAAAGCTTCTTTAATAGCCAATACATTCTTGCGATGGTCGTCTTCGACTTTCTCCTGCTCAGACATGTACTTCGACATGATTGATACAGCTACAGTATTTCTCTTTTCGAGATATTCTGTCTCTTCACGCGCCATGAGCTCAGAGTATTCCGCAGAATCTTCTGCGTAATATTTTTTGATTTCGGCTACATTGTTCAGATGCTCTGCTTCAATCTTTTCGCGTGCTGTTGCATAGCGAGCAACAATAGACTGTTGAGCTTTCTTCATCTCTTCAATAGCTTTGTTTTCAGCCGTCATACTATCGTAGACTAGCTTATCCGAGCCTTTGCCACCCAGTGACTGCATATAACCGAGTACGTTCTGCGTGTACTGCTTGGTTTGGCCAACTCCTGTTTTTTGGTTGCGAGCCCATCTGTCTGACAAAATAAGAGACATCGGATGCTTATCAACATTTCCTTCGCCGGTGTTATATGCGGCAATTGTCTTAGCAAGATCTCCATTGAAACGTTTATACAGCCAACTCAAATACTTTGCCGCGCCCTCGGTGGCTTGCTCCATGTTGTAAGCATTCTGAACCTCGAATCGGCGAGCTGTGGCGTCTATCAGCTGAAAACCACCTTTAGCTGTTCCATACTTAGTCTTAGGGCCTTCCGCCTTAGTATTGCCGTGTGATTCCTGCATATGGATGCCAGTCATCAATCCGTAAGGCAGTCCGTACTGAGCCTCGTATGCAGCAAAACCGTATTTTTCTGCATTGGCCCGAGCCTTGGCATTCACCTCTAAACCTTTGGCCTTGCCCGCAACTTTTTGCGCACGCTCCATTGCTTTTGCCGCTGCTTCTTGAGCCTTAGCGTTTGCTTCAGCTTCTTGGGTGTTTACCGCCAAGCCAGCCGAATAATTGTTAGTAGCATCACTAGTAGCATAAATCGCACCAGCCAACCCCGTGAGTTCGCCGCTAACTGGACTGTACATGCCAGCCATTGCGTTTTTAATAGTCAGAAGCTCGCTGGCAAAATCATTTCCCAGTCTAGCGTTGATGTTGTAGTAGTCGCTATAACCCTGTTTAAGCACCCTCGCCTTGGCCACGAATCCTTCGGCATCAAAGAAATTGCTGGTAGTAACGCCTACATTAGCCACCTGCTCGCCAAACGCCTGGACTACTCTAACAAGCAGTTTTATGCCACCAACCACGCCTATAATTCCAGCACCTACTGTTTTGGCTATAAGACCTACAGACTCCATTACCGAGCCAAACTGACCACCCTTTACGCTGCCATCGACAAAATACCCCATAAGGTTATTTAGCACCGGCATCATTTGCACGGCTAGTTGTGTTTTAAATCCTTCAAACTGTGTTGATATCGCCTGGGTCTGTGCGGTCAGTCTGCGTGACTGTTCAATAGCCTCCTCTGTTTTGATGACCCCTGCATCCTGCAACTCTTTGCCATAGTCATTTAAAACTTTACCCCCGTCGGCGAACAAAGGCATAAGATTGCCAAGGTCGCCAGCTAATGATTCGAACACAAAGCGCTGTTCTTGCGACGTCGCTCCTAGCGCATCCATCTCATACTTAATAAGCTGAATAGCCTCAACACCATCCTTTCCTTGCAGGGTTTTGCCAAGGTTGCGAATTTGCTCGTCAGTCATTTCAGTATTGTTTTGCAGCGCTTCAAAGAAATCTGCTGCGCCACCACCGCCAGTTGCAGAAAACTCGCCTAGTTTCTCTTGCGTATCTGCCAGAATTCCCGCCAGCGCGTCTTGTTCCACGCCCAAGGTAGCTGCTGCGTAAGTCAAAACTTGGAAGTCTTTAACACTGACCTTGGCTGTGTTAGCCAGTATCTTCAGCTCAGTGTCTGCCTTAGCGGTTTCTAGCGCTAGACTTGTAAGAGCACCAATGCCCACAGCTACACCACCAACAGCCATGCCCGCAATAGCTGCACCTGCCAGCATGCCGCCGCCACTGATAGACCCTAGGCGACTGGTCAGGCCGTCAATTACGCCGCCTAATTGCGTGCCGCCTAGGTCTTCCATCAACTGATCACGGAAGGTACGTACCGATTCGCCCATGTTGCGAGTGCGTTCGGCAGTCTCTCGCTCCGCTCTCGACATACCGTCTGTGAATTCCGATAGTTTCACTGCTAAATCGAGTGTGAGTCTGCCTAGAGATGTAGTGGCCATTACTGTTCCTTTGGACATAAAAAAACCCACCGAATAGGCGGGCTTTCTTGTAGCTAAAAACTAAATTATTGAGTGTTGAAATTTTTAATAACTTTGTACTTTATACTTTGGTTATTGGCATCAATAATGTCTAACAATGCCCCTTTATAGCCAATCTGGGTTGAATCTTGTAAATCGTACTCAACCTCATTACTAAAGGCTGAGCGAGCCATATCTCCAGAAAATTCACGATACCCAATGTTGATTTTAGATCCAACTTTACCATTGTATATCAAGGTTTGCTGAAAGCTATTAGCATCTGCGGTTGCCCAGTTTCTTTTCTCAAAATCAAGTCCCGTCTTGCAGTCCACATTCATGTTGTACATAGTAAACATACATATCGCATTATCTGACTTACGTAACGTTAAACTCTGAGTAGGATCTGATAAAGGTCCGTCCACCACCTTTCCAGCACCACTTTCGTTAGATATCCCATACTGCTCATACTCATCAGATTCGCCACGCTTGGGGAAATACCCCTGCTGAATTGTATGCTGGAAACTAGTTTTTTGAGTCACAGGGAAGTACAAAGCATCTCTCTCAACTACTCTGCCTTGGCTGAGCATTCGGTCGCCAATATTCGCAGTATTAATACTATTAATTGGAGGCTCGCTAATTTGGCGAACTTGCGGTTGGTAGTTTGTCAAAGGCGTGGCGCATCCTACAACTATAAATGAAGCCGCTAAACAAAAAGTAACCCTATACATGAATTTATACTCCTTAGTTATCTATAGTTTATAGATAATAAGGCAGTAGAAATATTTCAGCAACTTATAAATATAAAGTTGTAACAACCAAATGAGCACAACCTATTAATCCGACACCTGCTCCTCAAAAGTCTCAAACACATCGTCCTCATGCGGCATTAAGACAAGCGGATCAATATGATGCTCTTCTTTGACTTTAGTGTTGTAGTGAAACGCAGCGGTATTGGCCGCAGCTTGTTCGACTCGCCTGCCAACATTCAAGCTTCCCCGGCGGTTACGGTAAGCTGCCCACTGTCTGATTTCTCGCAAGGTCATATTGCATTTAACCTGCTGAATGGTATTGCCACCAATGCCATTCATCGCCAACTCATAGAGAAGCTCCTCTTCACCAGCTATTACGCTTGGGTGAAGCGCTTCTCCATCATCTTTTTTATATTGTCAGCCCCATAAACTTTGTCGAATACTGCCACGGCTAGCCCTTGCACGAAGTTATGCTCAACCTGCTCTTGAGTGAACGCTAGCTTGCCGGATTCATCAACTAGCGCTTTGGAAATCCACTCAGCTGTGACATCTTCGCCTTTATTCATACGCCCCAGTAGGGACTCTGTTTCGATAAAGGGCAATGTCTTGATACGCGTGTCTACTGCGTATTCGGCGCCGTCATGATAAAACTCAATGGTTTCATCGCGAATTTGGGAAACAAGAGAGCCTGATTTGATATCAGCCATGCTTAGCTTGCTAGCAGCAGGTGTCTCTTGCGTAGTTTTGGTAGCTGTTTTAGTCGCTGTTTTTGGTTTTGCTAGGGCCATTTCATGCTCACTATAAATAAGTAAAGCCCTGATTAAAGGGCTTTGGTTAAAGTTTTATCGCTAAATTTAAGCGCCGGTACGGTAGGTTGTGACCGCTTTCGTTTGCCGCTTCATTGGGATGGCATGTTTAACCAGTGAATCAGGGTCGAACGTAGGAGAGTTTTCTTTTAAGCGAGCTGTAAAAGAGGTCCATGTGCGAGTTTCAGGCAATGTGACTTCAAACTCTGGTGTTGCTCCCAATGTCGGAGCTTCTTTACCGTCAGACCAGCCGACAAAAACTTCTACAGTTTCCTTATTAGCTGCAGCCTGCAGCAGGACCATGTGGGATAAGTTTTCGGGGTCGGTATTGATAGTGATCGAACCTTCGCCTGGCTTGTTTAACCCAAATTCTGAAGTTGCAGTATCTTCTTCATCTAAGCATGTGTTATCAATTTCAGTCGGACTATCATCACCTAGCTGAATACCAGTGATACATTCCATCATTGTTAGCGTCGGCGCATCTTCATCGCCATGCTTAATCCAGACTTTGGTGCCTTGCGTCAAAACGCCTTTGATTTTCTTAGCCATGTTTGGCATTCCTATTCAGTTGTGTGGAGGGTTATCGCTCTAATATCCAGTTGGCATCAAAGCCGCGAGCGTAGAGCTTGGTTTCGGTTTCAAAGTGATTGATGGAAGGATTTAAAATCCATGATTTAGTTTCGAGCACTGCTCGAGCAGCGTCTCTTATAGCGTAGGCATCGCGTGCATTGGTCGCGTAAACCATTAATTGATATTGGGTGTCGTCAAAGTTTGCGGGGCAATCTAAATGGTTGTTGGCTTGGCCAGATATTGTGGTCCATACCATGTACGGTGGTGAGACTGTCACAACTACAGTGCCGTCAGATCTCAGTTTAAAAGGCGCCATATCTTCAAACAGCTTTGTTTCTACATCTATAATCTTGGCCAACTCAACATCAGCTTTAAGCGTGCGATAGATAGGTAAGAAGCTCATAGTTTTGCAATCTCTTTATCAAGCTCAGTGTTGAATGACTCGCCAAAGGCCTCTTGCACGACATCCATATTATTATATAAAGCAGGTCTCAAAAATGGATTGGGTGCCGTATGGGATTTGCCCAGCTCCACTAGCCGCCAGTACCAAGTGTCGCCGCCGGGATTAGTCTTATCGCCAGCAACGTTATATGTTTGACCAGCTAAGCCTTTTTTCTTATTGCGCTTGGTTTTGGCGTATTGCCTGGCACCACCTTTGACGCCCACACGCATAACTACATAATTTTTATCTTTAGTTCGAGAGGCTTTGACTACGATGTTCTTCCAAATGCGCTCTGAGCTGTCTTTGTCATCCAGCGCTTTAGCCTTCGCCACAGCTTCTTTTTTGACAATATTCATAGCACGGCGGGCCGAGCGAGTTGCTGCATTCTTAGCTTTGGCAGGTTTGCCCAGCTCGCGAAACTTAAGCATGATTTCGTCAACGCCTTCAATCTCGCCAACCATAACTAATCCCTAAAATGCTCGATGCCGCTGCTTAAGTTAAAAGTGGTATAAGTCATTCCGTTATCGCTGTCGTCCAGCCCCATGCTGTCAATTGCATAGACACGGCCCTTCCATATGACGCGCATCGTGGTATCAATGCCAAGGGCACTTTGGTAGCGCAGCTTCATACGCGCTACGACTTCAGATTGAGCCGCTTGAGCTGTTATGACATCTCTTGATGACAAGGGCGTAATCTTAGCCCACAGCTTGCGATACTCTGTCCACTGGGGCGCTATCTCAAAACCATCCTCGTCACGCCCGCCGCTTGTGTAAACCTCAATCGTGACTCGGTGTCGCAGCTCTCCTGCTCGCAATGCCATCAGAGCGTTCTCGTATCTAAATATGTAGAGCCCAAGCTTTCTTCTTCAGACTCTTCGGTCAGCCGTGATATTAACTCGGTATTCTGTTCGACCAGCGTTAGGACCATTTGGTCTTTAATCTCTATAAGTTCAATCAGCGTCGAGCTCTGCTCAATCACTGCGGTGTTTTGTTTGATGAGTTTGCTTATCGCGGGCAGTAAGTCGCTGCATGAGCAACTTGAATCTTCTGGTTTTTTCTTCAGTTTGCTTTCTAATCCATTCACGGCGTGCCTCACATCCTTTACACATTGATTAAATCCCCATCCTACGGTACGGCTGCAACAAGTGATGCACCCCAAGCGGTACCTCAGTCATATTGCTATCCGTCACCGCCTCTCTGTTAGCGTACCAATGCCCAACCAGTAGCAGCATGGCTTGGTCGATAGAGTCGTTATTTATAACACCATCAGGATCGTCACTTGGTACCGCCGTCTCGTAAATGGTCCGGTCTAACCAAGCTTGACAATGACTACGTGCCGCACGGATATAACCCTCGAGTAACACATCTTCTTCATTCTCGTCTTGCTCGATGCGGCATTGATATTTGACTTGCTCGAGGGAGATCATTATTTAGCGGCCTTATTCGCAGTTTCAGGTTCGGCTTTGTTTTTAGGCGCGACCGCTTGTTTGTTAGCAGGAGCTGGCGATTGATTATTTTCTTCAATTAGGCCCATTGCAATAAGACGGTCTGCGTCTTGCTTCAGGCTAACTTGGCGCTCGTCACCTTCGAAGTATTGCTGGTCACCTAAATGCTGCTTGATAACTGTATATTTCATAGCGCTTTCCTTTTTTATTAAGACAAAAACAACTTCTAAAATTGGCTTTGACATAATAAAAAACCTCATCACACGGATGAGGTTTTAAGATGCTAGCAGATTAAATTAAGGCGCGACTTTGGCCGTTAACGTGCCGTAAATCAGGGCTTCAGGTCGGTATACCGCCAATGCCAAGCGCTCTTCGACCAGCAACGTCACCATGTTGCGGATGAAATTATCGCGGTCTTCGGTCGAGATAATTACGGCCGCCTGCATACGATCAAAGATTTGCGCCGCCAGACTAAACGCGCCTGTTAAAAATTTACCTGGCGCCATCGCGGTGGTGTCAACTACTGGCAAATTCCATAATCGTGGGTTGGCGCTGCCCTGCGGGTCACCAATGATGTAGCGGCCAATCGTATCCTTGGTCATTTCGATGCGCGCCCAGTCAATCGGGTTAAGGATATGACCAGAGGCAGGATATTCGGCTAGCACTGCCTGCAGCATGGCCAATCTTAATTGATCTAAAATTGTGTATTCTTCCATATCCGCCGGATCAGCGAAGGCGGTTGCTTGTGGAATCATGCCTAGCAAATTACCACCAGTGCCGTCGCCGTTGAGCAGTTGACGATCTTCATTTAGCTTTAAGCCATAGCGCATCCGCCCTTCAAGGTATGACTGCAGCATCGGCGCATCTTCTAAGATTTGCTTAGAGGCACGAATCCAGTGAGCGATGGTGCGGACTGCAGCAGTAGCATCACCAAACTTAATGTCGGATTCGTTCTTTAAATCGCCTTCTTTCGCTTGAGGCCCTGCGTTATTAGTAAATCCAGTCTCTTGCAGATACTCAATAGAGTTGCTATTGGTGCTGCCTGGTGCAATTAGGTCACGCACGGTCAGTCGTTGTTCTGGTAGAGCTAAAATACTAGACTGACGATCAGGTGTTACCAAAGCGCCCGCTGATCCAGCAGCGTCCGTAGTTGCGCTAGTGACATCTTTCACCGCGATGCGCACCGACTTGCCAGAGCGTGGGTTTTCAGCCAAAGACTTGAACTCGTCATTTTCAAAGATTTGATCAGCAATAGACTTAGTGCGGCCGCCTTCTTCTTGGCCACGGCGGCTCATCTTTTGCTCAGCATCTTCAAATCGACCCTTAATATCATTAAACTCGCTGAATTTTTCATCGAACTGATTTTTTAGATCTTCCAGCCCTTTTTCGCCAGAGTCCATTCGGCCCTTTAGGTCGGTGGCGAGTTCTTTAACTTTATCAGTCGCCTTTGAAAACTCAGTGGCGAGCTGTTTAACATTGTCATCTTTAGGATCCATTAGGATTCTCCATTAAAGTTTTTGAGTTGTGCCAGTAAATCACTGACATCGGGTTGCTGTTTGGTGTTATCAGGCTCGCCCTGTAACAGTTGGCGCAGTCCATGCCCAGCAATGGCTGTGGCCTGCGTTTTTGAAAAGCCTGCCTCGCGCAGGAACTTCTCAAATTCTGGCAAGGTGGGTAAGTCACCTTTCATTAGTGTTGATTTAACATTGTCAATTAGGCTATCTTCGTTAGCGGGGAAGGTCACAACAGAGACCTCTTTTAAGTCAATCTCTAAAAGCTCTAATACTTCATCGTCTTCGTTGTAGGACCACTTCTTCACGCGGTAACCAATGGAAAGCCCGTCAATGGCGCCATGCTTCATGAGTGCATGAGCTTCTTTTGCTTTGGCCACATCGTTAACTAGCAGGCGACCTTCACCATATAAGCCATGCTCGTCTTCATACAGCTTGGTCCAAACGCCGATCACCTCGCCTCGATTGTGCTGCCAAAGAATCGGTGGCATCTTGCCTTTGGCTTGCCAAGCTTTAATCGTTTCCGCATATGCGCCCTTTTTGACCACATCGCCATAACTGTCTACCACATCAAACACTGAGCAATAGCCAGAAAAAAGGCCGTCATCACTGACAGCCTTTACTTCAAAATTTACATCTTTAGTCTTTAGGTCTGTCATTTGGCTTCCCCAGTAGTTCTATCGGTGTCAAGTTCAGTTGTACAGTTAGCTGGTCCGCCCCAGTGTGGCTTGGCAAGTCTTCAAGCGCACGCACCTCATTACGTGTCATGACGCCATTTTGCAGCATCTGACTATAGTAATTTGCTCGACCTGTACTATCTGCACGTAGCAGCCCTTCGACACTGAATTTCGGCTTGTATTTCAGGCGCTCCGCTGGGCTTAGTAGCTTCTTAGTAATGGTCTGCTCGATACGGACCAGTACCGGATGTAGCGAGTAAGACAAAAACCCTAGATTCATTTGCTCTAGGCTACTGGCCCAGCTAGAGGCCTTATCGGTGTGATAAATTAATTGCGGTGGCACTTTAAAGGTCCGGCAAATCTCTTCAATACCAAAGTACCTAGACTCTAGTAGCTGAGCATCTTTTGGGTTGATACGGATAGATGCAGCAGATGCCGGCTCCATTCCAGATTCAAGCACCATCCACTTGCCAGCATTTTCAGGTAAGCCAAACTCTGCTAGATTTTGTCTCAATAACCCTCGCTGCTCTTTAGTTAAAGGCTTTTCACCAGTCTTAAGAAACCCGCCAGCTTTGAGATTATTCTGAAATTCGCTAGTCGCTGCATCATTGGCATCCATCTGTGCGCCCATTGTCTGAGCTTGGTACCGGATGGGTGAAAGACCAACGAGGCCATCGAGAGTAAAGCCTTTGATGTGCAAGATGTCGTCTTCAGGATAGCTCCCTCCATCTTCACCTTTTTTATCGTAAAAATACTTAATCTCACCGGACTTGCTACGACTAACGGTCATTGCTTCTGGATCAAGTATGTCCAGGGCGACGACTGTCTTTTTATCTTTGGTACGATGTATTAAAGCGTAGGCGTTACCCCACAAATCTAAAGAGGCTACCATGGCCTCCCAGAATTCTGAGGCTGTCATGTCAGCATTAGGCGCATCATGCAAAATACGATAAAGACTGTGATTTTTGGCAATCTCTTTATTGTCATCTCTAAGGTGCAGAGGTAACGATGCGATTGTCTCACTACGTAGACGCACACACGCCCAGACTGTTGAAAGTTTGAGTGCTGTTTCTGCATTGACTACAGTATTGGACTCCGATCCATTGCTGGTTACCGGCGCAGACTCTGTGCCCTTATCCAATCGTCTGCCAGCACTACCTAGATGCCAGCGGTTTTTAAACCGTGTCCACCAGTTAACATCTTGTAAGCTAGCCATATTTATCTCTATGCAATAATTGGGTCATTTAAAAAGTCATCTAAGTTGCCGCCATCGTGATCGTGGACACTTGCTCTAGCCAGAGCCATGATGCTAGCCACTGGCCCATCAATCTTGTTTTCAGCACGTTCTTTATTTGGATAAATATTGTCTTTACGGTCTAGGGTGGCCACCACGTTGGACATCATCCATGTCATCACAGGACAATTCCCATGAGCCCATCGCTTTGACAGCACCAACGCTTCAAGCTCCTTCATAGGCTCTGACATATTCTGTACTGTATGGCGTATCTCAACCATGGTTGCACCAGCGTCTTCCATGTTTTGCGCTAGCTGAGTTGCTTGCCATGGATCAAAGGCGATCTCTTGGACATTATGCTCTTGCATGTCGTCAGCCAATTCATCTT